GTCAAGAGAGTTTTAGCACCTGTGTCCAAGTGGTTTAAGGAGCCTCCTTAGTAAGGAGGAGATCGTGCGTTCGAATCGCACCAGGTGTATTCCACTATTTTTAGAATCTACCAAGATTGTAAAAATAATTTAAACTTTTCGCATATACTGGAATACGTGTTCCACCACAATAGACGCTCCCAAAACTGTGAGTACTGCGTTGTCGTACTTGAAGCCATAACCTACGAGAATGAAACCCCACAGGAAGGCCAAATAGTCTGTCATTGGTGCAGCCATATAGCTACAATTAGACTCAGTTGGGAGGGATGCTTCCATCATCTGATAATACGCATGACCCAGCACCACTGAAAGAAGGATCGCATATACGTGCTTGTTCATATAGTGTATCTTGGATATTAATTGGTGGTGCTTCAATCATTTAAAGATAAAATTGGTATAAGTATAATGATGGAAAATATCACAGTATACGATGATATACTTTCACCCAGTGATACATCAAAATATGCCGAAATGATATTTGGAACGTGTCCGTTTTTCTATGGTGAAGTTGATAACGAAAGCACTCCCCCAACTGGTATGGTTTGTGATTTTACGGATATGGGTGAACATATATACCCAGAAATTAAGACGCTATTGAATACATTGTTAAATAAAATATACGAGAAACAACCAACATTGAAAGATACACAATTGTATCGTATATACGTAAATTTATTTACGCCAAATGAAAATCCATACTTTCACATTGATGGAGAAAAGACTATAACGTGTTTATATTACCTTAATCCACAATTATCATACGATGAAGGGGGGGAAACCCAATTCATCGTCGATGAAGACATTAAAGTCGTTTGTTCTAAACCTGGGAGATTGGTTGTGTTTGATGGTGAAATACAACATCGAGCCACGAGTTTTAGACATTATCCAAGATTAACACTGGCATATAAATTTCTCATACCTCAATAATATCTCGTTGATTATTTCGCCAACCTCTCATACTAATCTCACTTGGTTCACACCAGGGGTACACGTCCTCACCAATGAAGTGTATGGCATCCATCCCAGATTCAATACATTCGTCGCATGTTTTTCCGATATCATCAATGATACACCCGATACCAAGAGCGCGACAGACGTCAACCTTTTTGATTTCATTCTCCGTAAAGCTGTTTGTGAGAATGACATCATCAAAGACACCCGGGAAGAAGCGTTCAATCCACAGTTCAGTTGTTTCACGTACCATTTCTTGGCGTCCTGTGACGATATAGATCTTATCAAATGTTTGTCTGAAGTTCTGCATAGCTGGTTGAGCGCCGAGGATTGGTTTGAGGTTGAGAAACTCCCTGGAGCGATAAAACTTGTGAAGAATTTCTTGAGATTGTTCCTCTGTGCAGTTGAATATTTCCCGGTACAGGTATTTGTATTTGGGTCGGGTGGGTAATGCGACACCCCTCCATTTAGCCATCGGTACAAGTAGGTTGACGAGGACTTCATCTACATCTACCGCAAGTTTGGTGTTCATTTACTTTCCCTGTAGATTATTCGTAGTCCCGAATCACCACACCCACTGGGAAACGTGGTACCCCCAAAGCTGTGAGGTTTTGAAAGCGAACTGTGAGCAGTTTACCGATGTACCTGTTTCTATTTGCATAATAGACCTCTCGCTGTTTAATGGTACCCTCCGGTCTCACTGTGAATTCGTGACCATTTGCGGTTTTACATACCCAAATAACAGCGTCGGCATCTCTCCCATGACCAGTATGAGCGCCAATAATTTCATACTCCTCAGTTTGGAACTCCTTAAACTTGAGGAGATAGTTACTTCTCTTACCAATTTCATAAATACTCGTAGCTTCACGAATCATAATACCCTCGTGTCCCTGATTCACAAACTTTGTGTGGAGTTTGGGAATATCAGACTTTTTTTGAACGAGGAGAGTCTCTACCGTGACCCGTTTCTGTCTCTCTGCAAATGGGAGATCTGGTTTATGTGTATTAAAGTAATCAAATACATGAAACTCCAACTTTTGGGGGTTCATCTTGAACATACTTGTAATTTCCTCAAATGTTTTACCTGGGGCGTAACATTCACCATCTAACCATTCACCATCTTTGAGATCCTTGGTCAGGTGCTCAACACCATTGACAACCTTACCAGTTCTAGAGAAGCACCCACTCTTGGATACGAGGAGACGAACACCATCTAACTTGGGTTGAACATAAAAAGGTTCTGTAATATAATGGTGTCGGTCTTCCCACTTATTCGCCAACATGGGAAGAATTTGAACACCTTTCGTTTTCTCATTGGTCCACATCGTCTTGGCCCGAGCTAAAGCCTTCTCATACCCCGTCTTGACATTAGTTCGTGACACAACAGTCTTGTCACTTCCAAGCACTCCACTTGTCTTCACAATATCGGCAGTTCCATCCCCCAAATCTTCCACGTGTATATCTGTGTACCGACGACGACCATTTTTGTCTTCTCGGATAAGGCGTTCCATTATGTGTATAATTAATTTCTCAACTTTAAATATGATACCAGTTGTAAATTATGGTAGAATGGAGCGACTTAGGCCACCAGAAACACTATCTGTGTATACAAACGCAAATACATTTGCGATAGGTTTTATTATTTTATGTATTTTAGGTCTTTACAAACGCTACGTTACTATCAGTCAATCACGTGAGCAATCTTATACTTTAGACATTTTGATGCCGACAAATAGAGGTCTTTCTTCATCAACTTCCTAAACTTTCTTTCTGGGATTTCAGTTTTTGAGGTGTACATATTCTTGAGTGCATTCATAAACTTATCGCACGATTTCATTTCATCTTTGAGTTCTTGGTATTTACCCCAAAACTCGGTACTCAATTGGTGAATCAGAAGGTATGCATTTTCACCCATGCGACGCTCTGACCCACCCAAAAACATAAATGTAGCCGCAGAACAACATGCACCTTGGGCTATGGTAATAACCTTGACTCGAGACTTTTCAATAAGATTCTTAAGTGCTAACCCGGAAAACATGTCACCACCATCACTCATAATGTGCACACGGATTTCGGGTTCATACCCAATGAGATCAGCCTTTTGTTTTAAGAGGCGAATCTCAAGCTTTCGAAAGCTTTCCACAAACTCGAGTGTATTCTCAACTGTGATTTCACCATAGAAGTGGATTTCATTTCCAATTGTCTTTGTACACTCGGGTTCAACATCTTCGTGTTCAACAACTTTTTTCGATTGCATTTTTCAATGCTTTCTTTACTTTCGTCACGTCTCTCTGTTTTAATTTACTTCCAACTGCAAGGTGGTTAATAACGTCAAAGTCTTGTGGACTTAGGTTGTACTCCACCATTGGAAGTACATTACCCATCTCCGCATATTTCTTGAGTAGACACAGTTCATCTATGTACAACCCCGTTTTTGACTTTTTTTGTATTTCCCTGTATTTTTGGTTTCTCATTTTGTAATTCCCATATTTTGTCCAACAACTCCCAGGTCTAATTTTTTCTCTGATTAACGGAGTTCCCATACCAGTTTTGGGAATTGTCAATGCATTGAGCACAAAGTACGGCATAAGGTTCCAATCACCTGAGGAATATATATGAGAATCGTACACATCCGCATCCGAGAATGCTGATGCAATGCGATCTACATGCACACCCTTGGAGTCTAAGTAATTTTCTTGGAAAATATCCCATAGATGACCATGTTCAGAGATTGAATCATATATCTTGATGGGTTGAGCATCTGTAAGAATATCTGTAATAAACTCCTTGGGTGTTTTGAAAACATCCGTTACATCATAGCCATCCACGTATGATAAAAAGTTCCGAATATTTCCATGTGATTGAATCGCCGCATTTTCAATTTTTGGTGTTCTTTCACCAACCAAGGATATTAACTTCTCAATTGTGGGTTTCATAACGAAGATAGTTTCAAAGTTTGGAAACATACACATATTTACCGACGTAACAACGAGAGATCCCCGTGTGAGACGTTCACCATCAGCCACGCGCTCCACTATGTTTTTGAAATCGGAATCGTAATCATCGATAAATGCATGTTTTCCAGTATTCTTTATGAATGCTAGAAAATTTGATTTACTTTTAAGATGTTCTCGTTGTATTTCCACACTATTGTTTTCATTCAAAATTGATTGAAGTATATATGTCTTGCCAACACCGGAAGCCCCGCAGATAAATACATTCTTTCGCTCCCTAATGTACCTTTGTAATAGATCAATGTGTTGCGTGTGAAGTGTTGTCACAGGCTCTTCTTTTTTTTGTTCAACTATCTTAATGAAGGAATCCATTGATGATCTTACTAATCAGGCTATAGATTTAGTGCTGGAGAACGACGCACTACAAGAACGTATCGTAAAACCTTTAAAAAGGAAAATTTTACCATATGCGGTGTGTGCTATTTTGACAAATGTGGGTATGTGTATTCTTATGGTATACCTTGCTCGACGTCTGGCTGTTCTTCAGAGACCACTGATTTAATATCCTCCTCAGCATCTATTTCTGATTGCATTTCGTCGAGAATTTTAAGCTTTGCATCGTACTCTTCTCTCGATTTTACAAGCTCTCCAACCTTGCTGAGTGGACCACCTCTTGTAAGAGATGCGATAGCACTTCCGGTGTTCATTTTTAACTTTGGAATCGCACGAACATCGAGGATTTCGGGTTTAGTGAACACATTGTCGAGGGGGTATTCTCTCTCAAACTCTGTGAGTATGCTAGTGGGTATGGATGGTGATTGTTCAATGAGACGGTCATACTCGGCTTTGCAATTGTTCACAAAGTCGAGACCGTCAGCACCACGCTCCCGTCGTGGAAGAGCTAGCATCAAACGAATGTTTCGAGATAAGAGACCGTAAGAAAGCGCAGCCGCTTTGTGATTCTCCATGAGTTCATTAATCTTGAGGAACTGCATAATAGTTGCCACAAGACCCGCGATGAGATTTAAACCACCAATAACCGATGGAACCATACTCCGCATACTCTCGGGGAACTGCTCCTGAGCAAAGTTCGCTGTGCCTGTGAGTGTTGATAATACAATGACGGGTAAAGTAAAACGCATCGAGAGACCCTTATACATAAGAAACGCTCGATGGTTCATATATCTGTAACACCCAGACGCCTCACCCCACTGTCTCAATATAGATTCATGTTGATCATTCCAACTTTCTTCTCGAAGTTGAAGCTCCTTCTTTTTTATCGCAGTAGTCGACATACCACCGAAATTTTCTTCGCTCATATTATTATAGATGAACATAATATTCTTGATTCATCTTATTTTTCTTATTGCCATTCTCGTCGTTCCATTTACAAATGATCGTCGAAACTTGGAGTTCTACTCAATACTTATCCCATTTTTATTCTATCACTGGTCAGTCAATGACGATACGTGTGCTTTAACGCAGGCTGAGATGTACGTGACTGGTCAACAAAAAGAGGAAACTTTTATGCACCGAGTTGTGAGTCCCATATATAAGATGGAAGATAACGATATAAATAACCTGACAAAGACTGTATTCTTCTTTTTATGGGCATTTGTCCAATATCGCCTCGGGCGTTTCGATACGTTCATTGATGACATAAGAACTCTCATGTCCGGTAAAACCCCCAAGTAAATACAATTCAACATATATTGATATAAAGTTTTAACGCCAAGACATAGTAGTACACCCATGGACCCCATTCAAGAGATTGATCAGCAAATTAAAACACTCGAGGCATCTAAAGATTATCATCACCAAAAATATATTCAAAATATTGAAATTTTAGATGAAAAGTTAGATAGAATTGAGCACCAAATGCAACGAACAAAGTCACACGTAAAGCGGGATCTTCTTAAAAGACAGCTTCATTGGTATGAAGCCGAGATCGACAAGATGGATGAAGCGATTGAGACTGTGACGAATAAAATTGACATGGAAATCAAGAGACTTGATGAAATAAAAAAGAAAATCCGAGAAACTAAGGAAAAGGAAAAAAAATCATTCGACTACAATCTTGGTAAACTCAGAGAATGTATACAACGTCGATCCACGGTTAATGTATTCGAAGCATTGGAGTCAATTGGGAATGCACTTGAGATTCTCAGAGCCGAGCGGACTCAAACCTAAACTTATCAAATGTGTGCACAGATATTTTAAAATTGTAATAGACTACCATACATAGTGCATCCGCTATATCGTGTTTTCTTTCATAGGGAATATCACCATCGATATATTTATTTGCAATAGAAACCGTCCTCATTTTTCGCTCTTCGTAATTGAGGTGTCGCATACCAAAATGTGTATGCATGCTCACAGGTGAAACCAGTACAACTTTATCTTTGAACATGTAATGTAGAAGTATCTCAATATTTGTAAATCCACCGGGTGGTTGACGTTCTATAAGTATGGTGTCTGCAGACTCGAATATGTATTTATGGTCGTCTACAAATAAAGGAATGAGATCTACAAAATCATTAGATTGAATATATTTATAATCCTCGAGACTTATTTTCTTTATAAACTCAACGTCAATCTTCGGACCTTTACCACATTCAGCGAGAACGAGACCCATATTATGGTATCCAATATCGATCGCAAGAATCTTCATTTCTTTATGTAAAAAATATTCCTTAACTAATATAAATGAAGACCAAGACAAAGACACAACTCATGTGGTCGGCACTTGTTGTACTCACACTCCTTTTGGGGTATATGTATCAAAATCCAAAAATAGTTAAAGTTCCAGTCGAAGTACCAATCGTACCACCACGTCCAATGATGCGCCGTGAACGACGCCGTGAACCGGAGTTTAGAGGTCCACCAATCAAACAATATAAACCTGGACACATGCAACAGATGGGTGTTCTTATGGGTCCTGGTCAGGAAACACTTCCACTCTACGGGAAAGAAGTCACGGGTCGTCGTGATCGGTATCATTATTACACCACAACTGGCGGTGAAAACTTGTACCCAATCCCAGTGAGTCACAATACACGTGATTGTATGGAAGATATTGGATGCGAAGAACTGTATGGGAATGAATCAGTCTCAGTTTTAGGTAAGACTGGTGCATACGCAGTGAATATGTATAGAACGGATGACTTTTTCTAAAATTACTTTGGAGGTGGTGATGGTCGAGTAAACCGATCGTAAGTATCTTTAGTTAACATCGCAGATGAAAAACCACTTGATACACAACACACAGCCAACATCATCATAATAGGTGGACTTTTAAATGGGAAACCTATCATGCGTTGCACGACCATAGCCGAACACATACACGAACATAATAAGGATATGAAAGTGCTTACATCTAAATCTTTGTTCTTATCAAACGCAACCGCGGGTGATTTGATTAAACCTATACCAGGTACGGATACACCAAGTGCGTCTAAACCTAAAGCTCCAAGTAGTATGGGTAATACCATTTACTATACACTAACAAAAATTATTTTTGAGCATATCATATTCCCTACCCTGAAGTCCTGTAGCCTTTGAGTATTTTGCTTTAATTCTCAAGAGTTCCAAAATCGTATCATCTTCTAGATGTTTACAAAAGTCCCTCTTCGCCGCGATATCATCCAGTTGACCCATCTCTTTACGAGCTTGGATGTAAGGCCAAGTGTGTCTTCGAAGTGATTCAAGTTCGAGCTCAAGTTGTATAAGCTTTGGAAGAATCACATGTCTTATGAGCTGGTTCGTGTCGTGTAGGTCGTCACGCCACTCCATCATATAATTAAAGTGTTTGATATCTTTAATTCTGTATGTATCTTAAAAGTTTAGGTCTACACATAGATAATGAAGACCCTCAAAAGATTTGGGTACTGGAGTCCAGCCCCTGTTCCAGAGCACAGGCGTAGATATCGCATCATTGCCGCTCAAAAAAGTGAAGACATTCACTATGAAATGAAAAAGAGGGAAATCACATGCGCGGCTCTCGAACATATGTATTCGTCCCCGTGTTTGCGCGAACCAAAGAAAATGACGGTAAGACAAATGCGCCTCAAAATGCTTTTACACGAAGCCCTTGATGTTGCACACGCGATCTGTGCACGAGAAGATGCAGATGAATGTTTATGGGCTTGGGAAATCGTTGATGAAATTGACGACGCGGCGACTCGAGCTGGGGTGTGGTACAGATAATTTTAGTGTGTTATAGTACATGGACTACAATACACTCAAGGACAAAGTAAAAAAAATGGGTCTCAGGGTAACCAAAAACGTCAAAGGTAAACGCGTCAAGCTCACACACAAGGAACTCGAGAGAAAGGTTAGTGGTCTAACTCTCCAGAATCAAGCCAGGAATGCTACAAAGTTTATTCGTGTATGTAAAATGGTTCTCAGAGAGGCTGGACCAAATGAACCAAGAGTACAACGCGTTGCCCAACCACTGCGTATGTCACCGAGACGCGCAGCTCCCCCACCAATGGCACTCAACCCACGGGCGGCACTTTTAGCTAACCTTAAGGCTAACTTAAAGAAGCGTGGCCTCACAAAGAATTAACACGTAAGTCACGCGATGAAGATCTCGTCAAACTTCTCAATTATTTTGACGACATGGACATGTATATGAAACGTGTGTATTACGAGGCAAGTTTGCCCATGGATGATGAATATGCGCCTCTCATTGATAATGGAACGTTAGTGACTTTTGATGATTTTAATTCCAAATCTTTTTAACATAAATCTATTGACATCCCCAAAGTTTGGTTGGCTCCATAGGTACCATCGTGACCAGAATCCCGCAGTTGCAACACCACCCAAAAGCCATTGTTCTTTATCACTTGTATCAACCTTGAGCATGCGTGTGTGAATTTTCTGGGGATCTCTCTCCGCTATAATAGATTTAGGTACATTTCCACCATGGCGGAGTACGTACGAGCGCATTCGTGAAGGATTCTTGTGTTTGGTGTAGTCTGAATAACCACTGGCACCAAAGTCAACAGTCCTGCCGCCGGGTAAAATAGCCCTAAACTTCTTTGTGCTATCTGGGCTACGAGTAATTTTGACGAGCATACTTGTAATATACGATTAATTTATTTTTGGCAAGCACCACAGTATCCCTCCTTTTTGGGGAGGAAGAAAAGGTGTTCGTCACCACGCTTCACACGATACATGTGATCATACATGTGAAGGAGTGCAATGGCAAGCGCCGCCGTGGAGACAACAGCCTTGTTCATCTTGCGCACACTGAACGCATACGCCAAGACGAGACCAAGAATGCTCATCTGAACGAGGGTCAACTTTGGTATCGCTGGCATCACAAAGCGCTGTTCCAATTCTGGGGTTTCCTTGGTAGGTTCTGGAGTAAATCGTTCCATTTTCGCGCCGTAACCTGGCATTTTTATTTTATACTGAGAAATTAATGTGGCGTGTCCTGTTGTTGCCTGTTGTATTAGTTCTCCGTGATTACCTCAAGGCACCCATCGATACTCTCTATTTTCAAAAGCCACTACGACCTCTCGTGGGTATAAGGAATACATTGATCGATTTCATATATTACAAACTTGATTATGATATTATGGATTATCCAAATCTTTGGTTTGTCAAGGCAAACTATAACAAGATACTCCACGAGTTTGAGAAGGGTGTCGGTACAGCCAAGAGGCACTACTTTCACAAACTTGACCCATGGTTCAAGAAGAATGATAAGTACTATTACTATAAAGTTAAGGACTTCCCAGAAATTCAAAAAATAATTGATCAAGTTCCATGTGTTGATAAAGAGACTGCCAAGTTCGCCGTCATGGACGCACCTATGAATATACCAGCACATCGAGCTGAAAGTAATATGATGTTGAGATACCATCTCACTATAAAGAGTGGTCGTGATTGTGTTCTATACACCGAATATGAGGCGCATAGACATCAAGCTGGACATGAATTCTTATTTGATCACTCAAGATACCACCGAGTCACGAAGCGCGGATTTCAAAAACGAGTGGTTCTTATTTTGGACATCCACCGTTTCTATTAGATGTTTACGACACACCGCCTTGTACATATCCGTGCCACCCACCAATTCAAGTGCATCACTCTTGACGATTCTTTTCGTGAATGGTCCAGGTGTTCCATTACAGCAATCCATACAGAGAGCGGAGAGCTTTACAACATCACTCGCCATCGGAATACAGTCCAATATTTCTCCAAACTTCTTCTGTTGATAGTCTCCATCAAGTCCAGCTATAATCACTGATTTTTCCAAGAAAAGACACATCTCCACAAACTCTTTGAGGTTTGAAAAGAATTGAGCCTCGTCAATGGCTACAATTTCGGCACTACAGAATGTGTCACTGATAATACAATGGGAAATGTGATCAACCTTGAGACATGGAAATTGAACACCGTCATGGGTATTCAGGACTTCATCAGGGGAACGAGTATCTTTTGATGAGTTGATGACCACAATCTTCTTACCTATGACTTTGTATCTCTTAAGTCGTCTGATAAGTTCAGAAGTTTTACCAGAAAACATATTTCCCATAATAATTGTGAGACCCATCTCAACTTTCTATAAAATAATCTTTCTTTTTTATAATGGTTGATATACAGCGAGCGTATTTCAATGGGCATCGTGGTTGGATGTCGGCAAAATCGGGGAGAGTTCGCTTTGGTAACACAATTTACTCAAATATTTTCGAAGCAATCAAACATCTGAGTCAAAAATAACCAGCGACGTGCATTTTTACTAAAACTACAGTGGACATCAAACTTAATACAGTTCCAACTAAACAACAATTGTAACAATCATTTTTACACACCTCTTCAGGTAGAAGAGATTCTTGTTGACCCCATTCCATTAATTTAATTCTACATAATAATTAAGATGCCTCTCACAGACGACGACATATCCAAAAAAGTTAGGGAGTTGCGTAAAACGAGGGGTCCCATATATGCTCCCCTCAAATACTTCAGGGGTCTCAAGACTCTCAAAAATGTGGAGACTCGCTACATAAAGATGCTCAAGAGAGACTACACCACATTCAAAACTGATAAGGGTGTAAAGACTCGAACATCCTCATACACCCAACGATTTAGAAAGAAGTATCCAGGTGTCAAGTCCCTCACGGAGATCGCGAAAGCTACAAAGATTCCCTTAAAGACACTTCAAACGGTGTATAATAGAGGTCTCGCCGCGTGGAGAACGGGGCATCGTCCAGGAGCTTCTCCACAGGCGTGGGGCTACGCAAGAGTTCATAGTTATGTAATGAAGGGGAAAACATATCACACAGCGAATGCAAATTTGCACACCTAAGTGACCACAGGTTCTTTACATTTATAAAGAACAAAATGAACTCCAACTCCATTGCTACCTACATTGCCAACCTTGAAAAGGAAAACGCTGATCTCAAAAAGCGTCTTCGCAAATGCGAAGAAGAGAGAGATATGCTTGAGTACGAAAATATGTTTCATTATGTCGACTCCGACTTGTCCGATGAAGAATCTGTTGCTTCCGATGACGACTCAGACTCGGACTATTTTGTGTCGTATAACGCGGAGCTGACTGATGCTCTCGATGAACTTGCACACGAAGAAGAAAACGAATTCAAGCGGGCTGTCTACGAAAGGGCTGCCAATACCATTTATCGCCTTGACTTCAAGGTCACTCATGGAAAACAACTTGCAGATCTACCGGGTATTGGTAAGGGTATCATGAAAAAAGTGAATGAATTCCTTGGAACTGGGAAAACGTTTGATACCAACGAAAATATCGCGGAACAATTGGAAAATCTCGCGAGTAGATCACGCGACGAGTATAAGATCAAAGCTTACAAAAAAGCTGCCGACACTATTCGCACACTTCCATTTGAAGTAACCAATGGCGCCGAGATTTCGAAAGGACCTCATAAAATCCCGGG